ATCGAATTAGCGGCGTCGAGAAGAAGGTTCGTGCGTATGTCGTTGTCCAGTTGCGTGTTATTTTCAGCGTAGCGGTCGTACCATGCGTTAACTAAGCGAGCTAGTTCACGTAGGGTATTTGGTTCAAGGGTGGGGCCAAAGCTAGAATAGTCACCACAGATGAAGACATCTCCTTTTGAACGGAGATGGTTCACTAATTCTGTGACATCCGGGCCATGGACATTCATTCCGATTCCAACCATATTTTTAAAGCGCCGGGCTTTAAAGGCGGAAACGAAAGCAAGAAAGTAGCGTCTTATCTCCAAAGTGTATTCGAAGGAAGAGCCGTTTATCAAGCGAGTGTCTTTCCCCACCTTGAGCCGTTCGTCTTTAAGGAAATCGGTGAAAACAGTAGCAGGTCGTTGTCCGTTGAGATGAGCAGAGTGGTAGCGGTTATAACTTTTCATGAAGGTAGGGTCAATAAAATCAACCTTCCCCTCACTGTTCCGAGAGACGTAGTGCTTTTTGAGCGAGTGCGAAGTCAAATTATAAGGCCAACCGGCAGAGGTTGAAAGGACCAGGGGATCAATAAACGGTACCCCTGGAATTCCTTCCAGAGCCTCTGCAGGAGAGAGATGAGCCTTAGTCAAATGGGTCGGCGTCGATTGTGTGATTATGAGATTATGGAGGAAACTGCTAATCACATCAGTTTCCTCAGGTGTTTCAGAGAGAGGCGGAGTCACGGTTTGCTTCTCACACCCGATCCGAAGCGCCTTTTCACCTGGGAACTTATCTTCCCTAGATGCAAGGCGCGCCGGATAACGGAATGTGGGAAACTGGTCAGCAATCAAAGAAGGAATGATAGTGGAACGGGTCGTCTGATGAACAGAGTTGGGAGCCGCACCAATACCAAGAAATTCTCCAGACAAGTCTAGAGAAGGCGTTTTAGCAGGGTCAATTTCCGGAAGATCAGGCAGTTTACAAGCGAGACGAGGTAGCAGTTCACGAGTGATTGTCAGAGAATAACCAATGGTCTTAGAGGAACAGGTGTGAAAACCAATAATCCTACCATGACGAGCGTCAAGGAGGATACTGGAACACGGGTAGTAGCCAGCAGGATTGTCATACTGAAACCCAACAAGCATTTTGGAGGGGAG